ATAGCAACATATCTCTTGTTGCTGGTAGCATTGCTAACATAAACACAGTTGCTGGTATTAACGCCAATGTAACTACTGTAGCTGGGATACAGGCTAACGTAACTACTGTTGCTGGAATAAGCTCAAATGTTACCACAGTGGCAGGAGATTCGACAAACATAAGCACAGTAGCGGGTTCAATTACTAACGTAAATAATGTTGGCGGCTCTATATCAAATGTAAATACAGTAGCTTCAAATATCTCTGGTGTTAATAGTTTTGGTGAACGTTATCGTGTGTCGGCTAATGCACCTACAACAAGTCTTGATGTTGGTGATTTATGGTTTGACACAACAAATAATACAATGAAAGTGTATGGCAGTTCTGGTTTTGCTAACGCTGGTTCATCTGTTAATGGCACATCTAATCGTGCAGATTTTGTAGTAGGCACTTCTTCTGGTTCTTACAATGGCTCAACTACTGTATTCCCAATTACTTATGATGCAGGATTTGTAGACGTTTATTTGAATGGTATTAAACTGCAACCAGCAGATTTTACAGCAACAAATGGCACAAGCGTTACGCTTGGCTCTGCTGCACAAACAAACGATACGGTATCTCTTGTTGCGTTTGGCACATTCAATGTTTCCAACTTTAGCATCAATGATGCAAATGATGTTAATACAGGGGGCGTATCAAATGGTCAGGTATTAGCATTTAACAGCTCAACATCAGACTTTGAGCCAACTACAATATCTAGTGATTTAGTAAGCGATACTAGTCCCCAGCTTGGAGGTACGCTGGACACCAATGGACAGGCTATTCAGTTTGGCTCAAGCAAATGGACAATAGAATTAAGTGGCAACAATCTTTTATTTAAATACAACGGTACTGCAAAGATTAAATTTGCATCCGATGGTGAGATTGTGACCGTTGATGATGTAACTGCATTTGGAACAATCTAATGGCTATAGCAGCATCAGGCGCAGTTAGTTTTTCTGATCTACGAACTGAGTTTGTGGGTGGTTCTTCTGCTATTTCCTATTCAGATTTATATCGTGGTGGCTCAAACATAAGAAGCAAAGCAGGTAACAATACTGGCGTAAATCTTGCTGCGTCTGTGCCTACAAGCGGCACAATAAATATATCGAACTTCAGAAGTCAGGCTAAAGGCTTTAAATTTACGTTTACATCTGGCGCAACCAATCAAAGTGCAGCAACTTTATTTGGTGATGATTATGCTGTTAATTATCCTAAAGAGATTGTTATTAATAATGGTGTAGAACTTGGCGCAACAAGCTCAACAGAAGAAGCATTAGAAATACCATCAGGCGGTTCTGGAACTATTACAGTTACAAACAACGGTACTCTTTCTGGTGCTGGTGGCTCTGCTGGTGGAGGTGCAGGTGGAGATGCGTTTGAAACTGCTGTAGCTTGCATTTTAATTAATAATGGTACTATTAGGGCTGGAGGTGGTGGCGGTGGAGCTGGCGGCACTGGTGGTGGTGGCTCTTACACAACAACAGGCAATCAATCAAGAAGTTACAGTAGTGCCAATTATTACATTTACGATACTGCTAACTCTATTACTTGGGTTAAGTGGGATAATGTACTGGTAAAGAATGGTGGCTTTGGAGATTGGGTATCTTATGCACAAGGCAAGAACTGGTATCCATACGGCTATGCTAGTGGAACTGTTAGAAACTATGGAGTGACAACCTCTGTTACCACAACCCATTACACAAACGGTGGCTCTGGTGGCTCTGGTGGCAAAGGTCAGGGATATGTAAGTGGAAATGCAAGTGGCTCTAGTGGTTCTGCTGGTGGCACTAATGCTGGTACTGGCGGT